TTTGGATAACTTGATGAATAAAAATCTCTAGTGAATTGAACTCCAGAAACTTCATCTCCTGATGAGATAACATCCCTAACCATATTTATTGTACTATTGGAAACGTCTAGTGAGACATATAAATCTTTAAGACCAACCACATCATTTGATCTCGGAAAAGCTTGTATTTCAATTATATTGTTAGGTTTCGTTGTAGATAAGAAATTAATAGTTGATAAATTTATTTCACCTTTTTCATAATCGATTGATCCTGCTGATGTAACAACGACTTTGATTGTAGAATCATCCAATATTTTAATTAATCTTAATGTTCCTGTTTTGAGATCAGCATTTGGTAAATCTGATAAGTATAAAGTTCCAGATTGCCCAAAAACAGTAAATCCAGTTGATTTAATATTAAATCCTGCGGGATCAACATAAAATTTATTACCATAACATAATTCATATTGAGCAAATTGATTTATTAATACTTTTAAGTTTCTTCTAATTCGTATTTTAGTTATATTTGATGTAATTGCATTATTAGTATTATCAATTACACTTAATAATTTACTATATTTAAGTCTACCACCAAATTTATTCAAATTAATTGATTTTGAATATGTATTAAGTGTATTTGTAATATCTGTCTTTAAATTATCTGCAGATGAGACAAGAGAACTATTATAATACACATTTGAATCAATTTCAATATACAATAACTTCAAATCTATTATTTTTTGATTAATTCCTGATATTGTATATTGTTTTAATTTTGATAATATTTCATTTTTTGAAAAATCAGAAACTAAATCACCATTTTTTGGTTTTATACTTATCGCAACTGTTCCAAATTCTGGAGGATCAAGTTCTTCACCTCCAATAACAGATACAGACTCAGTATTTGGATAAACTTTCTTGATTATTGCCTCATAGTCCCTTGCTGTAACTGCACGATTTTGTGATGAATAAGTCAGGGGTGAAAAATATTTTATAGAGTCAATTGATTCAATATTTCCACCATTTTGTGACTTTACGATGGGTGTAATTGTTATAGGTGAATTTGAATCTAAAGTTACTGG